GTTGCCCGCTTGGAGGGTGGTCACAACAGCCTCGCTTGGCTCGATGCTTCCACTGCTCTATTTGCGATTTCTCCAGCCTGGACAAAGTACTCAGCTTTCAGCTCAAGGCCAGCAGCGTATCGGCCCAGCTTTATGGCCTCTTGTAAAACTGACCCAACCCCGACGAACGGATCAAGGATTCTATCGCCGGGATTGGAGTACAGTCGGACAAGACGGTTGACCAGTTGCAGACTAAAAGGGCAAACGTGCTTGTCGGCATCCTCTAATTCCTTGGTTTTGCCCCGCGTGTAGGGGGTGTTGAGCGTGACTGACTGACTGATGTCCAGCATGCCGCCCGCCAGTACTTGCATCGCCTCTTTAAAAGCAATCTCGAATTGATCCATGTAGATTGCAAATCGGGCCGCCTGGGAAATTCCCTCGTACTGGGCGCATCCCTCGTTGTGTTCTTGGGCTTGCCATATTCCGTCGGCGTGCTCGATCCAGCTTTCAAATGTCCCAAAGTCGCTCCCTAGAACCGGCGTCTCATTTACGCCGGGCTTTTTGAATACTAGAATGTAATCCAAAATCATTGGGGCCAAATTGCAGCGGTCTTTGTTGAAATTGCTCATAGTCAACGTGGTTATGTGTTTAACAATGGCATCCGCCTGGGGGTTGCCCAACACCGGAATCTCTGCGAATGTGGTGAAGCCGATTTCTTCAGCCGCTCGTATCAGGTCGCCTCTAAAATCTGACATCCCAATCACGCCGTCCACCCCAAGGCGTAATGGGCTTTGGCTGATTTCGATGCAAGCCATGCGCCCTGGCTTTAGGACATTGAACATCCCTTGTAGGCTATAGGCCAGATGTAGCATAAATTCATCCCGCCCAGCTTGCCCAACCCCGCCGGAGTTGCCCATATCCGATGGGCTATCGGTGTAGGCAAAGAGGTCGTTTCGAAACGGGATACTGGTTACAATTAGGTCAAATGAGTTCGGCTCCCACCCACCAAGCGTCTGGGCTATGCTGTCAGTGTGCCATAGCTCATAATCTTCTGTGATGATCGGTTCTAGCATTTCCTTTTTCTCCTTTTTTGCTGGCGTCCAATCAGTCGTCAAGTAGTCTTTGATTTCATCGTAAGATGACTCGGCGTAAAGCCGCTCCTGGACAACGTAATCCCGCTCGGCTTGGTCTCGCTTGCGCAGTACATTGTCAAGCATGGCCTTTTCGTAGACTGTGTAGGGCAAATAGACCAAAACGTCTTGATCTTGCGGATAGCGCCATGACCGCTTGATTGCTTGATAGTATGCCTCGTAGCTATCCGACACCCCCGAAAAAATGACCAAGTTGGCAATGTGCAAATTCAGACCCATCCCAAGGATTTTGGTCTTGCTCACCACCACGTCAATCTCGCCATTTTGGAAAGCCACAATTGCCTTGACCCGTCTCTTGATTGGGGTCTTGCCAGTCAGGTGGGCTACTCTCAAATCTGTCTGGCTTTCCAGCGCGCTTGTGATTATTTCGCCTTCTTCATCGAAGACCGTCCAGACAATGGCCTTGCGGTCAAGGTGAGATTTTGCGATCTGGACTATTTCGTCAGTTTTGAGAGTTGGCACGGTGATGACTTTGCGCTTGCCATTTTTGCCCATGTAACGAAAGCCCTTACTGATCTGGCTGTAAATCCCGCGCTCAACGAAGCCGTTGGGCCGCGCTGGCATCCCAGGTAGCGCCGGTTGCTCATGCCTCATTTCGGCGGTTGCCAATTCAACTTGCTCTGGCGTCAACCCAACCTCTATTTGAATCTCTTTGTACAGGGGCAAGGGGCACGGCTCCAAGCCATACGTTTCTGGGGAGCGCATGAACATAGACCAGCTTGCCAAATTTTCGTAGAATTTTTCAACCCCATGATGTCTGAGAACCCATCCCTGGTCTTTTTGCACAAAGAACATAGCCCTAAAAGCCGTGTCACTTCTGACAATTTCCAGGAACACAGCCGATTGAGCGTATTCGATCCGCTCGTTGGGGGCCTGGGTTGCAGAGTAGAGATATTTGTACTCCATGCCCAGGCAAGCATTGATTAGATTTGTCCTTATTCTGCCGTGGGGGGTTTTCAATATCGAGGATTCATCTACAAACACAGCGTCAATGCCGTCCAGGTTTAGAGGTCGCCTAAAAGCCATGTGATTGACAATGCCAACGACCTGGCTGCCCGGCGATTGTTGCCATTTTCTCAGGGCGTCGCGATCCCCGTGGAAATTTTGAATCATCAAGTCGCCGTAAAATTCATCGGCCACTTGCGCAGTTTGATGGATAATATTCAACGGTGAAATGATAAGCGCCTTTTTGCCTATGGATGTTAATTGTCGGGCCAATTCCAAAAACACCAGCGTCTTGCCCAATCCCGCATCCCAAAATAAGGCGTATCGTTTCTTGTGCCAGCTTGCCTGGATTGCCACCCGCTGGCGGTCAAATAGAAAATCTGGCAACGGAAGCGGCATTTCTCTTTTTTCCGGCGTGTATTCTTGCCCCAATCGGCTGGCATATTCCGCTGGAAATTCAATCCGCCACTCCCCGCTATCAATATCCCGGCCGATGTCCTGGCGGGGCAATTCTTTGGTTGCCAAGAACGATTGATATGTCTCGGCATTGATTTCGTCTGGCCCGATGGTCAATTGGGCCACATGGTCAATTATTGATAGATTCATTCTTTTTCCTCCCTCGGCTCCGGCGCATGCCCCTCTCTCGTCGGCTGCACATACACCAACTCCATCGGGTCAGGCTCTACTCGCACAGGCTCCAATCTAATCAGCGTCAACTTACAACACCCCGAGCACATAAACTCCCGTCCATCGCGTAGGAATTTCGGCGCTGGCATCTGTGCAATCTCGTCGCAATGTGGACATTTCCAGGACATCATGGCAACCTCCCCGGTTCCACTTTACCCGCCCCCGCGCCACAATCCACGCACTGCCCACCAGGTGGCCCAGCGTCCAGGCTTACACCCGCCTTGCGCCACGCTCTGGCACAGGGGGCGCATAGCTCAACCACGCTCTTGTCCGCACGCTTGTAAATGTTGACGTCGGGCAGCGTGGGGTTGCTCCTGGGCGGGGCGGGGGCCTCGGCGACTAACTCTGTATTATCAGCCATCACCCGCCTCCGACAATCTCACCCACCACGGCGGCAGCCCCCGAAGAGACGCCGCCCCCTTGACCGCCTCAAGTTCCCCCGCGCCGATTCGCCTGATGACAGTCTGAGGATCGACGTCCAATTTGTCGGCAGCCTCTTTAACAGAGACGCAGCCCTCTGGCGGGCGGCGGTCTGTCAGATACCGCTCGCACGACTCTAGTGAATACAAGTACGGTCCACGTCCGCGCCGGGGCTGGCCCAACTTGCGTGTCAATACACCGCGCTGGCCCAGTACGCGGACGGTGCGCGGGGTGCATCCAATGTGCTTGGATGCTTGGGTTAGGGTTAGCCATTTTTCATCCATTCAGTCCTCCTTGTCCAGCAAGACAAGCCCGGCGTCGTGGCCCTTGAAGGCAAACGGCCCACACAGTCGCTTGTCTTGATAGTACACATTTTCCACGCATAATCCCAACTCGTGGATTTTGTCATACTCTACGACTCTCCCCGCTAGTTCCGGGCAAAGAATTCTCTCCGCACCCGCTTTGGTCAGCGTTGCTTTGTTTTGTATCTTGTTCATAATATCATTCTCCCCTTGGCTATAGGGTATTGCCCTGGACGCTCTTGTACATCCCAAGCCACCCGCATTGTGCCAGGAATTTTGCTGGCGTGTAACAGACTCGTGTCTGCTACGTTGTTCATCGCCTCTCGCGCCTCTTCGCACGTTGGACACAGGAAGATGAAAATTCTTCCGCTCAGGACTAGATTTTGCCGGACGATTTCTTCTACGTCCACCAAAGCGCCACAGGTACATTTGCGTGCTGGATTTGGATTCTTCATCATTTCACCTCCACATTCGCTCCCACCCGCCTGCGCCGCTTGGCGCTTCCCCCGGCCCGCCAGCGGATGAGATTTTGCCGGGATTGCGTGTTTTGCGTCTCGCCAGATGGGGGATTATGCCGTTATATCGCGCCCCATACCCATCGCGGATAACTGCCAGCGATTAAAGCCGCGAGTTAGCAAGAAATCATAAAACGATATAGCTGCCGCGCTCGTTCTCTTGTGCTGTGCGTCTGAGCGCACAGCCGCTATGTATCCCCAGTATTCGAATTTTAGCCCCTTGATTAGCTCTTGGTTATCCATTGACTTCTCCTTGTTCGCTATGCCAGGTCATTCCCCCGGCGACCGCTGGGGCGATGGGCTGCCCCAGGATTCTGCTACCGAACTAGCCGCGCCCGCCGCTTGCTTCCAGCGCCGCCCGTGACGCGATATTGCTTTTTCCCGTCCGTTACGTCGCAGTGTGAGAAGCTGCCGAAAGCGATGTCAGCGGCGGCTATAGCTGACTTGGGTGTGAGCTTGTCGCATGCGCTCACTCGGACTTGGACTGACTTGCCTTGTGGATTTCTTACGCTGGCGTTCATCTTGTTTCTCCTTGTTTTTGATTTAGTAATCGTCGTACTCGCCGCTATCAATGCTGTCCATTACTCGGTTGCCGTATTCCATTCGTGCAATTTCCTCTGCGCTTGCTGGCTTGCGGTCTAGCCGAGCGATGTCTGCTTTGTTTTTGCTAATCGCTTGCTTTAGTTCAACAATTTTCATCCCGCCCCAGAAGTCACTCTCATCTAGTTGAGCAATTTGGCTTTTCATTTTTTCGATTTGGTTTGTTAGTTCTTGCTTGCTCTGCATTGTCTCGCTCCTGTTATTTGCTAACTCCCTCATTCAGTAAATACATTGTACACCATAACTATTATGCCGTCAATAGATAAACACGCCACCCAGGGATTTTTAAGCTAAATGGATGCAATTCGTTTTATAGTTGACAAGTGGCGCAATTTTTCGTATAATTGACTTGGAGGTATCAAATGTCAAAACCTATATTTGCATCTAAAACACTATGGTTCAACGCGGTCGCCGTGCTAGTTTTCGTGGCGACCGCTTTCGGTTTCGCGGACTTTGCGCCTGACGAAAGCGTGCTGGCTCTTGTCGCCGCGCTGGTCAACTTGTACCTGCGCACGCGGACTGACAAGCCGGTTGAGTTGCGCCTGCGGTGAACATTCCCACGCTCTACGTCGGGTGCTCTTGTGGACTGCCTCGGCATCAATTCCTACTGGCATACGATCCCGACGACCCAGATTGCCCAGAGGTATACCTGACAGTTCATCTCTCATCAAGTCGCCGCTGGTGGGGGCGGGCTTGGGCGGCGCTAAAATACACACTCGGCTTTCGCTCCGATTATGGCGACTGG